TTGAAAAAGGTAATAACATTTTCCCAGTTAATATTCCGTAAACTATTTCTTGCTTTTTATCCATTGTTTTCTCCCGCCAAAAATCAAAATAACTAAAAACTGTACCCGACAAGGATACAATTCTGGGTTATCTGTTTTTGGGCTATTTTAAGTTTATAAATCATTTAATTTATTTTTGCTTGCGGGTAAGTTTCCACCCGTTAAACCGACAACTTGCTAACTTGTTATAATTTCTTTGGTTTCCCCACATTTAGTACAGTATAGCATACAATAAACAATGTCTTGCTTATAAGTTGGTAAACCAAGCGTACCAATCTCTCCAGTAGATTTAAAATAGCCATTCCTTGCAATCTGGAAGTTATGTTCGCAAGTTGCTGGTTTAACTTGCGCTTCAAGCTGATTGCTAAGTTTATTTGCAAGTATTTTAATTTCATTTGTTAGTCTTCCAATATGCACCCAGATACTTTTAATTTCTTCTTGTGCATCAAATTCTTGATATGACATTTTATTCTCCTTAATTAAATTATTTTTATTTCCGCAGTAGCTTAACCGCCATCCGTTATAAAGAATTTGGCAAAGGATATTCTCTAATCATTAAATCCTTTGGTATCTCTTGCACCTTATCAATCTGCTTCATAAAAAATGGAATTTTAAGTTCCTTGCATTGATCCCTTAATTTCCTTGCCCAATCTGGGTTAAATGGTCTCTTTTTTCTACCTGACTCACCACCAACAACTACCCATTCGATAGTATTTCTGCCTCTAACTATATCAATGAAAACCTGTGCTGTATCTAAAGATATTTCCTCTAATAATGGCTCAAAACTAATCCAGTTATTATAAGAATTGCATTGTAGTAAATAAGGCAATCTTGTATCAAACATTTTTTGATTTTCTGCTGATATTCCAAACCAAACATTATTTAATTTTATTTCACCGCCCCAATTTGCTTTAATATAAGCGAGCATTCTTTCGGGACGCTTTGTCAATATCTGAAATGTATGTTGTTTACATCTTTGAGTGATAGATAAAATATCATCTATAAAATAAAACGGAACATCTTCGTGAAATAAATCACTCATCGAATTTACAAATATCATTTGTGGCTTCCGCCATTTTATTGGTTGCATCAATCTATCTTCGTGGAGTTGTATATCGGTGAATTTTCTATTGCCCCAAAATCTTTTAGCGATTGTTTCCGCATAACAGTTCTTACATCCAGCACTTATTTTTGTACATCCTGTAATTGGATTCCACGTTTTTTCTGTCCATTCTATTTTACTCATAAATATTCCAATAATTATTTCCATCCATCAATAAAATTTGAGCGCATTGGTTTAAGCCGATTTATAATTTTATTTTGTTTAATTACAACCTGTTCATCCTGAGCGGGTTGATTTTTTAATGCTTCCTTTATTGCAACAAAATCGGGATCTGCAATTTTAAGAGCCACATAGTTACCGCATTTAGCATCCCAGGGTTCATTACGCATTCTTGGATTTTTCTTTTTCCAAATTATTGTTTTAACATTTGTTCGTTTATTAACTACCGGGAATGGCGGCTCGCAAAATAAACCTTCAAAATATTTATAATCACAAAATGCTTTGGTGTAATGGATTGTCTTTGGTCCACCCGGTTTATATTTTAACCTGTTCCAAATAATTTCTTTAACCGTATCTATTCCCACATTTTGCAAAGGAGTATTTTTTAATTTACCCACTAATGATTGTGATAATAAAATTGGTAATCCATTACCAGCACGATCCTTAATTGCCATTATGCCGAGATGGAATCTTTGCCGTGTATATTCATAAACCGATTGAGTATTTTTAAGATAACCACCGGAATCTATATTAATGCAATAATTCCGATGCCCATTCTTGCCAATACCGCCAACATATATTTCAACGCCATCATTACGAATCCATTTCATCTCTAATCTTTTATCAAGCTCATTCCAAACATCAGGATGATCGGGATCGCCCCATATCTGCTCATAATGAAGAAGCCAATTTTCTTCACCAATTCCCCATCCATCAAATTCTAGTTCAAGTCTATCCGGGTGAGTATCAACAAAGCCGGTTACAAATAAAACCTCATCAGGAATAGAAGGATTATTTTCTGTAAGATAATCTTCAGACCAGCTCATTACTGTTGCCTCATCAACATCAGGCGTTTCATCAGATTTATATGGCTTGCCCTCAACAGTGTTGATAAAAACAGGAATACCTTCGGGATCATCTTTTACTTTTATCCATTCTTCAGCTATTTGCGTCCAGGTAGATAAAGTTGAATACATACGTGATAATCCAAGAAAGGATCGAATATTGCTATTAACAGGTGTTGCAGTTGGTGTCCAATAAATCTTAGAGCACATTTTTTTCTTTTGATTTTCATATATTTCAGCTTTGCAATCAACATTAGCACAAACATATCTTGCAGTTTCGGGATGATGTTTAATTGTTTTGCCAAAAACATCGGTATCTTTATCCCAGATAAGACCACCATAAAAGGTATCAGTTCTTGTATCTTTTTTAGGAAAGAATTCTAAAACTTGCAGGAATCCACACACGGGACATTTAACGAATGGTTTCCTTTGATCTCCAAGTAAAACCTTACCATAAATACGGGAATTATTATAATCAGTTGGTGATGAGGTATAAATAATTTTGTAACCATATTTTTTATATGATTCAATTCTTTGTTCAGCGATTAAGCCGGGATCGCCCTCAACACCAACATTACCAGGCATACGGTCCGGCTCATCAACGTAAAGGATTTTAATTGAAAAGCTCGATAAATCAACTGGCGAATTACTACCCGCAAGGATTAAGAAGCCGCCGGGAAATTCCTTAAAGCGCATTGTATTAGTTGATATTCTTGATTTACGCGGTGCTATTTTATCTTTAATAGTTTCTATTTGATTAAGTACCGGCTCAAGTTTTAGCCGTGAATATTTTTCTGCAAAATCAATTGTTGGTAATAATATCATCATTGGCGATGGATCATAATCTATGTAATATGTAATAATAATCATTCCCATTGTAGTCTTTAAGATTTGGGATGATGTCATTATATATATTTCAGATATGTTTGGATCAACAATGGAGTTTAAAATTTCACGAGTATATTCAACATCAGAAGTTACCCAGGGACTGCCACCTTTTGCAGATTTATCCGGGATTTTAAAATAGGCGTCAGCCCAATCAGCCGGTAACATTTGAATGCGGGGCTTTAAAATTGCCCGCACTCTCAAAACAGCATCAAGAATATTATCACTCAAAACTAACTGACTCTGCATTGATATTTCCGGGAAAGTTTGAAATTTGATTTAATAGTGAATTTATTTTTTCGTTTAATATTTCTGTTTGTTCGGGCGTTAAGTTCAGATCAAATTTTAGTTGAGATTTAAGAGATTCTAATCCTTTTTTATAAAGAAGAGCTTCATTTTTAAGGACCATCTCAAATTCAAATACTGATCCCAGTTCACCTTTTAACTTAGCAAGTTCAACTTCTTTATATTCTGCCTGGGCAGCTTCAAGTCGGCTCCGGCTATTTTGCTCACGTAATTTTTTAAGCGCCGCCTGATGAAGAGCGTTATTATATTTTTTATCACATTTAATATTTTCAATTAAAGGATATTTGCCGTGTTTTGATCTAATATAACCGTGCTTATTCACCAATTCCGATAGATAATTTGGATTAGAAAATCCAAAAATCTCACAAAAATCCGCAGGGGAAACTTCTATTTTTTTTAACTGATTTATATCCATAACTTATTATTACATTTACAGTTACAACTTTTCAGGCATATATCTACAGGAATCCTGCGCTCGTTTCGTGTCCGCTTTGGAAAGTGCCAGAAAGAACCTAAAAACAAACATTACTTCGTTTTTTGCTCGTTTTCTTTTTACTACACCTTCCATACACCTTACTACACTTTCATTTGATTTTAGTTTATAATCTTAATTGTAGTAAGTAGTAACTTGTAGTAAGTATATAGACTAACATTTTTATTTATCCTAAAATCTTTTTAGAAAATCTAAATTTATCTCACTACACTTACTACATACCCGCAACTTCTTTTTACAAAAGAACTTAAATGTAGTAAGGTTTTTACTTTATCATCTTACTACATCTTACTACTTACTACAGTAAAAGGCTTTAATGATTGCTATATAACATTATTATCTTCAATATTCCCTTTTTCATCAAATAGTTCTATATTACTATTTAAAGCCTCTTTTACACACCAAAGCTGGACTGGCTTGCCATTTCTTCTAACAGCTCTTTTCTTAAACCCTAATGCGCTTAGCGCTTTACCAACATTTATAATAACACTGTTGTTATTGTTTACATTGTTATCTTTACTAAACTTTGATGCTATCTCAGTAGCATCCAGGTATTTTACAAGACTATGCCGCTCACGTATTTCATCTTCTGTAGGAACGGTATAAAGTCTATCAACAATCTCATATTCAAATGTACGCGCCTGAAACTTTTCATTTACTGCTTCAATCTTTTTAATATCTTCATTATCAAACCAATATTTTAAGCCATCTTTGTAATGTTGTAAACCTTGTGCATACATTTTACTCAAATCAAAATTTTCATTAAGCTGAATATTTTCAATTTCAATTACTAACCAACGCCGGGATCCTGTTTCATCCCGCAGAAACGCCTTATTGTTTTGTGTTGCCGCAAATGATGCCCGCCTTTTTAAGTGCACATCTGCTTTTGCGTAAGGCAATCTTACAATAATCTGATCTCTTGATATAGCACTCTTTAATGATTCAATATCTGTTTTATTCAGAGCAGCCATTTCATCAAAGTTAATCAGCATCATATATGCTAAAAATTTCTCGTGATCTTTATTATGCACCTGGAAACTGCTGCCATAAAAATATTTTAATTGCAAATGTTGAGGTATAATACTCTTAAGAAAAGTAGTTTTGTATTTACCTTGCCCACCAACCAACACTAAACACGTTTGATTTATATTATACATATTTGGTTCATCTTTAATTAAACCAACTACCATTGCAGTAAACCACTTACGAAAGCCCTCTACAAAATATTCACGGTTGTTTTCTTCATCCACTAACTGCACCTGGCTACAAAAATCAAAGATATGGTCTCTTCCGCTTTTCACACCTTTAAACTTTTTATTTCCATCTTTCCCATCATATATAAACTCACTATCACATTTACCAGCAGAATTAAAATAATCCATAAAGGGATTGAACTCTTTACTAATTTCCCGGCTAAAAATAATCGTCTTAAAATCCTCATCACTAATTGGAATATTATTCATTTTTAATTCTAATTTTATATCCCGATAATCACGATCATCAAAATAAGTCCATCTATTACTATCTTTAGGTTTATATTCAGTATCAGTATTAATTACATTGTATCTGAAATCATATCGTTCATTGATGAAATTAACAATCTTCTCAATCTTAAATTTGATGTTCTTTGTTGGCTCAACATCAATACCATATTCCTGCTTAATAGCTTCAACACCGATAGCAATCTTATCTTTTGTTGATAATTTCTTTTGCTTCTCTTCAGGAATCTTATCCAACATTTCTTTAAGTTTATTCGATTTTGCCATTAGAGATTACATTCAATAAAATCAATCATATCCCAATCTTTAAACTTTTTTGCATTTACATTTCGACAGATAATAATCATTTCAGGAACTTTTATTGTGATACGCTTTATCGAATAGGGTTTTCTTATCTCTATTGAGCTGAGAGAAGCAAAAAACTTTATTAAATCTTCATTATCTTTCTTAGTATTACAAATAAGCTCATCAATAATTATAACCTCCGTTGTTTCATCAATGTTGTCAAAAAATCTATTAAGTGTATTTTTATTTACATTGTATTTAACAATCCATTTTTTACCTAAGGCAAGCCTTCTTGCTAATGTTGATTTACCACTACCTTGCTCACCTGTTATAACTGTAATCTTTGGCATTCTATTTTCTCCTTAAATTATTTGATTATTCCCACGAACCAAAATCCATTGCTTTAGGATCAGGTTTCATTTTACCATATAATATAATTTCCACCTTTTTGCCATCAATATATTTTTGAAACTGTTCCCAGCTTTCATAAAAAACTGACTGACAAAAAGCCCGCCTCCTTAACATTTCTTTTTCTTCATCATCTAAGCACGTTAAATCTCTAATATAAAATTCAGCTCTAATATTTAATCTATCATTTGAAGTCATCTTGCTTCATCCACCAATATTTTTTCAGCAAAATCCGTTACATCTTTTGCGGGAAGTTTTTTTATCAATAATCCCTTGCCCATTTTTTCGAATATCTTTGTCAATTCAGCTTGCAATTTGCTGCCCGCCTCATCATTATCAGGGATAAAAACTACCTCGGCGTTTTTTAATTTCTCAAACTTTTCAATTTTAGGAATATTACCAACGCCCGGAATCGCAATCGCCTTAAAGCCAGCATCCTCAATTAACATCGCATCAAATTCCCCTTCGGTTATATAAATCCGTTCACCTGGCAACAAATCCATTGCATCGCTATTATAAAATCTTTTTGGAGTGTTAACTCCCAGTGCATCATTTTTTAATCCTAAATATTTGTTTGATGATGTTTCCGTATTGCCATCAGCATCAAAATATCTACCACGTAAATAAACTATTTTTTTGTTATGCAAATAAGGAATTATAATCCTATGATTATAAAATATTAAATTGCCGCTGCCATCTTCTTTAAGATTAAATAAACCAGCACGCCTTAAATCATCCACTGCCCAGCGCTTTTTAAGATGATTATTAACCTCATAATAATTAAGTATAAAAAACAGTTTAAAGAATATAATGCTTTTAGGACTAAGCATCCGTTTCTTTGTAAGATATTCCCACGCCTGCCGTGTCCAGCCGCGCTCGGTACAGTATAAATATAAATCATCAAATATTTCTGCATTCCGTTCTATGCGATATTTTTTAACTTCAGATAAAGCCCTGCTCTCATCAGAGATGCCGGCTCTTTCTTCATAAAGTATGCGCTCATCATTACTCATACAATCAAACACATTTTCCGTATTGGTCCTAATCGTTTTAATAGGCGCTTCACGTTTAATCTCCGATGTTTGACCGTAAGTTAAACCATATAAATTACCAAGTTCTCGCACGGCAGTATTGTAATCCACATTATAAACGCCCATATAAAAATCAATAACGCTGCCGTGCTCACCGGAGGAATAATCATAAAAGCTATTTGTTAATGGATATAATTTTAAACTGGGAGTTTTTTCCTGCTTATAAATGCTAAAACAAAATCCATTGCGCTGCATAGGATAGCCCAGCTTATTTGCCAAATCCTCAATCCTTATAACTTCTTTTATTTTATTGGATAAAGTCATTTATTTGATCTTTCTTCAATATCCAATTTTATATCTTTCAAATTTTGGCATAATAGTTGGCTCCGTTGATATTGTTGTAATGTATGGTAATTCATCAATTACAACGCTGCATTTCCTTTGTCTTTCTCTATTCCTGCGCACCGTTTCGGTATTCTGGATTCTAAAACAATCCTGACAAACATTTCTATGCGGCATCGTTTTAGCTCCGCAAGCGCAGAATTCTTTTTTCTGATAGCGTACCATATCATTTAAAATAATATTTAATTGCAACTGAACCATTAAAAATTTCAGGAATAAATGCCTCTGGATTAGTTGTGCCATAAGGAGGCGTTTCTTTAAATCTCTTAATCGTATTTGCTGTATATGATAGATCAAACAATAAAACAAAATTATTTTTAAGCGGTAAAGACGACCTTAAGAAAATAGTTGGTATGAATAAACGATCGTTGTAATCTTCTGGATTTGAAATTGGCAAACCTCTAAAAGTAATATGATAATCGTGAACATAAGAAGTTGCCTGCAATCCAAAGGTTAAGGATGGATAAGTATCATCCTGAGCATTTAATGTTAATGCAAATAATAATGATAGCAAAAGAGCCATAAATAAATTTTTCATTTTATTCTCCATAAAATTGTTTAACTTTTTTTTCTAATTTTATACGATGCTGGAATTCAGTCCAGTAGCCCGCCCAACCGAGCCCAGCCAAAGCAATTAAGATAACACCCGCTAAACCCTGAAGTAAATCTGTGTGCATATTGTATCTCCTTTTAATTTAGAATTAAAATTATTATTGCAATTATCAGCGATAAGAAATAAATGATTGCAATTACTTTTTTGATTATTCTCATTTTATTTACCCGGCGCTAATTCGGGAAAATTTTTATCGAACTCATTCAAATATTTCCGCACCATATTTGGATTGATATTAGCATATTCAAGACACCATTTATAACTAAAAATGCAATCCGTTTTTTTCTCAAACCACTCACGCGCTTCACGCCGTAAATCATCATCAAAAATTCTTGATTTACGCTTTTGATCTTGCTTCTTTGCAAATAAATCCTGAACGGCTTGCTCTAATACAGCACCAGCCAAACGCCTTACCTGCCACTCCCATTCAATAAAATTTTCATTCATATCTAACTTTCGATTGAATAATTTTATGATCAGTTATTTTGCATTTACCAAATTTTGAAAGTGCCTCCATCCTGCAAAGACGTTTAAACTCATCAACATCATAAGCCCATTTATAAACTCTTTCCCCATTAACAACACCGACGTATTTTTTCTTAATACGTTCCATTGTTACTTCAAATTTTTCACCTGATTAATTAATGGATCTGCCTTACTAACTATCCCGGCTTTTATAACCTCACTATCTTCAATCATACTTTTCCCGATAGTTTTTATTATATCCAATCGCCCCTCATTTTTACCGTTACAAAATGCTTCATTATAAATTTCTTCATTAGCTTTTTTGAGATTATCAAAAGTATTTTCCAGATTTTTATTTTCCCTTCTCAATTCCATTAACGCTTGTTCATATTCAATCACCTGTTTGGCAAGGTCATACCATTTCTTTTTTGTCTGGATTAATTCTTTGATTTTTTGGGTGAGAGTTTCGTGCATATCCACAAGATCACGCTGAAGCTTTTCGTAAAGTAATGAATTGATTTTATAACCAACCGTAAAACTTACGGCAGCAATCGCAAATAGAAATAATGCGATAACCAAGTAATCCAATGCTTCCATTATTCTTTCTCCTTCTTTTTATTTTTTAGGAATCTTTTGAAAATTGCATTGTAAGCATCCTCACTATTGGCGCTTATTCCAGCTATCATATAAATGAATAGCACGATAAAAACTAAAATCGAAACCAGGATGTCAGTCATAATTGTATTACCTCCGCAACGCTTAAAATTTTTATAAACTTGTATTTACAACCGCACCAATAATCCCACAAATCATTAAATTGTTGAGTATCAATTCTCGAATTAAGTCCGTTTGGTTTTTGATATGAAATGAATAATGCCAGCCGGACTTTCTCATCCAAAGTTTTTTCATTAAATATTTCACTGTTAGCAAAATCCTGTAATATGTCATCTTCGTGTTTTTCACAGCTTACATTATTCAGGATTAAATTCATTTTTTTAACCTATTGCTTCTCGTGATGTAAAGTGTTTTAAATTCTGCACATAGCTGTCTATTTCGCTATGCGGAACCATCTTTTTACCATTATAAATAACGATTTTAATTTTGCCTGTTCGTACAAATAGATTCTCGAATTCGTTTCTACTGCAGTTCAATCGGAAGGAAGCTTGCGGAATTGTATATAATTCCCGTGGTGCGGATAATCTTAAGAAATGTCTTATTTCTTTTTTTATCTCATTATCGTTCATTGCTTTGCCCGATGATTGGAGGTTGGATTGAAATAGAATCATCAGGCAATTCATTTTTCGCAAAAATCAAAACATCAATACCGTGCTTCTTTTCACGGTAAACCTTTACAAAATCTCCGGCATAAATCTTGTTATCAGAGGCAAAAACCTCCGGCAGCGTTGTCATCAATCCCCTGCCATAAGGTTGGATTTTAATTTCTTTTATTTTAATCATTTTTAATAACCTAAAATTATCTATGGCAAATATAGTAAAGGAATGTAAAGTTGTCAAGTATTTTGAAAAATATTTTCAAGAAAGATGTAAAACTATTAAAAATAGAATAGTTTTATATTATAATTATGGATGCAACACAATTAAAACTTGATCAGTTAGTCAATTTATTACTAAATAAAACCGGTCTTACGATGGGCGAGCTGGCAAATGTTATTGGAGTTTCCCGGCAGACCTTATCAAATTGGCGCAGTGGGAGGATTGATAATTTGGATCCAAGAACTCAAAAGAAGATTGATAAAGCGTTTGAAAAGAACCAAAATTGGGGAATAAAATTAGGCAGCATATCTCATTCACATATCGAAATTATCAACACATCTGATGAGGCAACCTCAAATATAAAATCTAAACTTCCTACCGATAAAGAATTGCAAGATGATGTAATTAAATACCAAATAAATTATATCAAAAATCTGGAAAATCAAATCATATATTTGAAAGAACAATTAAATAAATATGGAAAGAAGTAAAATTTATGTCGATAATAACTTTAATCTTATCTATAATATTTTTATTATTGGGTGGATTCATCCTTTTTCTGTCAATGATATCCAATAATTTTAATGTTTTGCACTCAGTAGGTTTAATATTGATATCATTGGTATTTTCAATTTATACAATAATAATTGATACGGAAAAAAAATCCAAAAGTTAGATGAAACTTCTTTCCATTAATGGACATCTTTATTTATCATACTGGAATAAAAGTAAAGGATATACCTGTAAAGAATCACTGCACTTAAAAGATACCCAATTAAACCGCCGTATAGCTCAAAAAATTATTGCAGAAAAAAAACTAATCTATGCAGATGGCTATGTAGAAGTATCCGTAAATTATATTAAACTTTCCAAAGCCCTGCAGGAATTTCTTGAATACAAAAATCCAAAAACAAAAACCGCCATCACCTATAAATTAGCAGTCAATCATTTAATCACAGTTGCAGGTGATAAATTTATTCAGGATTACACTCATAAAGATTATGTAATGCTGCTTAAATATTTCCGTACACCAAAAAAAATTATTGTTGATACACGCAGTAAAAAAGATGAAAAGAAAACTATCACAAAAGCACTTTCACAAAATAGTCAGGCAATTTATACGCGTACATTAAAATCATTGTTCAATTATTTTTTGAAGCATAAATACATTCAGGAAAATATAATTGAAGCAGTGCCAACCGCCGAAGCAAAGCCAACTCCAATTGATGAAGATGATTTGATTAAGATAATGCAAGTGCTTAAAAAATACCCGCACCAATATGCGCTTACTTATTTTTTAGTTAATACGGGAATAAGAAAATCCACCGCCCTGGATTTACAATGGCAGGATATTGATTGGGAAAATAAATTTATAAAATTTCGGAATATAAAAGTTAAAGGTAAGGAATATACATTTCCCTTAATTCCAAGATTGCAGGAAATACTAAAAACACTAACGATAAAAAAGACAGGCAAAGTATTTCCATATAAAAATGATTACGGATTAATATTTTTTAAGCGAGCTCAGAAAAATTTAGAATTGAAAAATCATTATAGCATACACAAATTAAAGCATACATTTGTAAGTCAGCTTGTTAATGCGGGAATGAGTTTAGAGGATGTATCAGAACTAACCAATACATCATTAAGGACCTTAAAAAAGAATTACCTTAAGATGGATAAAAATCGAATTGCAGAAAAATTACAGAGCATAAAAATTACCTCGTAATTTTACTCGTTTTTGTTGCTGGATAGTGCGGTTTAGTGCAGGCAAGTATCAAAAAACGCTTAAAAAATAAAGAATTCGCACTTAAAATCTTACTTACAAGCAGAGGGTCCGGGGTTCGAATCCCTGAGCGCCCACTTTGTAAATCCTTATAGGTTAATATCTTATAAGGAATTTTTATTTTATCAGATTTTAACTCAATTTTATTTTTACTCGGTTTTTTACTCGTTTTTGTTGGCGTTTTGTTAGTACCACTTCTTTTTTATTATTATAAATGTACCTATTGAGCCGCCGAGTGCGAAAGAGATTATCTCAAATATGTATTCCGGGGATTGTATTATGTAATAGAAAAGTAAGTAGCTTATCATTGTATTAAGGAATGAAACTATTGAACTTTTTAAAGCCCATCCATTTTGCACAGATTTAACATCAATCGTGCCAAGTATATCCAATATGGCTCCAGCGATAAAATAACCTGCCAATTTTATGATTAAGATTAAATCCATTCATATACTTTCTTTTCAGAAGTTATACATAATATTTTCTTGCACGGTAATATTGCTTATCAAAAAATCCAAGCCACTCTGTTTTAAATCTGTTTATCGCACCATCTTTACTTTGCTGGAATTCAACTATCCAGCCGCCAACGTGTGCCTCGATTCTTTTCTTACGCATAAATCTTGTTTGATCACAGCCGCAGCCGCCCTGCACAGCTCTAACGTTTCGATATGATGGCAGCACTTCTGCTTTGTGATAATGCCCGATTAAAAGTATGTGAGGTTTATCTCCACCTTGCAAACTTTCTATTAACTTTTGAGGTTGGTATGATAGCGCATAAGCAGTTCCACCGCCGGCGTGCACGACTCTTAATATTGCATTGCCACGCCTTGCCTGCAAAGTAATATCAGCTTCCATATAACCAAGATATTTAAGATCATTCCTGCCAGCCGCCTTAGCTTTCATTTCAAGATATTCGCCGATTATAACTCCCTCACGTTGCTGATACCATCCTTCGTGATCATCACCTGCAATAAAATTTATTGTGATGTTTTTTCTTTGCGGATAATTTTTAATAAAGTAATCAATCTGATTTGTCATACCAAAAGTATGAATATCAAGTTTATTAAAAGAAGCTTCGCCATCTATCCAGTTGCCGCCGTTATAAACCTGAGTAATGCCTTCCTGTTCATATATATCAAAGATTGCATTTAACACATCCAGCCGCTCCGCTTTATTGCATAAATGATCATCTGTAATAAATCCAAATTTGTAAGTTTTATTTTCAAACTCTTTCAAATCAATTTTATGAGTTCCGCCTGTTTTAACTTCCGAGCTAAGATGCGCCTCGCCATCTTTTATATTAACATTAAATTTTTGCGCGGTTAATTCATCCAGGATTGCCTCAATTATTGCAGGCGATCTTTTGTATTTATTTGCAAGCGAAATGAGACTAACCGGTTTTTTAATATCCTTTTTTATGGATTCGATAAGCTTAAATCTTTCATTAAGATCCTTATCGGTTTTCCCATCAATTTTAAATTCAATTTTGCTCATATCTGTTCCTGGAATGCTTTTATGGTTTTAAGATTTCCAAAATATATTTTATTTTTTAAATCCAAATAATAGCCCGGCAATTTGGATTTTATAAATGTCCGCATATGCCCTGAAGTTAAATTAAGTTTTTCCGCTAATCCATTGGAGGATAATAATTCACCATCGGGAAGTTTATCTAAAAACTTTTTAATTTTTACAACATCATATCCGATGGTTGGTTTTATCTTTTTTCCATCAACTTTAAATTTCATATAATTACCTATTTTTGTGTTTGAAAATATTTTAATAAGTCCTTATCGTAATTGTTTTGAGCAAAGCCCTTGCCGTTATATTGCATTGCTATGGATTGAAAGTTTTGCTTTTGCAGTGCATCTAAAAATTTACCATCATTATATCTTACACAAAATAAACAGAAATCTCTTATCTGAATTTCTTCACTATCCTGCCAGGCCTCAATCATATCATCTATAATTTCATAATTAAGTAAAGGATATTGCCAGCCCATTATTTGAGCAATGCCCCAGCTCGTGCTTATCATTACAATTTCATCAACATTATGGACTCTTATCCAGCTTGCTTTAAGTCCGGGTAATTGCGGATGTCTTTGTTTGATATTTAATAAAACATCTCTAAATCCGGTTAAGATTGATTTTTCTAATCTCTTTTTAAGATTGCCTTTATCATCATATCCCTGCTGATTAGATTCCTTCATCAAAATAGCAGCAAGAATTCGCCAATCAAGATGATACTGATCCGCAAATTCTTTTAATATTTCTTTTGATTTTTCTTGCATAATTGTTCCGTAAACATTTATGATTTTTTATATTGCTAATTTTAATTGTGTTAATTCTTTTTCAATTCTTTTTTGTGCTATCTCGCAGTATTCCTGATTCCCGTCAATTCCTATTCCTTGCCTGCCTAATTGTATTGCTCTAACTAAAGTAGTTCCCGTTCCACAAAATGGATCTAAGATAATTCCGCCTTCAGGGCATCCTGCAATTATTGGTTTATCTATTAGCTTAAAATTATAAGTTGCATAATGTTTTTCTGATGATGGCTGTGTTGGAATATCCCAAAAGTCTGAAACATCACCTGGATTTTTGCCATTAGGATTTGGTGGAATAAATGTATTTGTTTTATTAGTCTCATCTTCTTTACTTGAATTATATACTATCCTTTTATCTCGTTTTTCGTTTGTAATGATTTTTTCTCTCACTCCATCCAAATCAAAATAATACTTTTGTTGTTTTACGAAGAAGAAAAAGAACTCGTGCTTTTTAGAAAATCTATCGGTAACGCTTTCGGGCATTCCGTTTCTTTTAGCCCAAATAATATCATTGCGTAAAATCAAACCAAGTTCATCAATACATCTTATTGCAAATCTATGAGGGATGAGCATTAAGGATTTTTGTTGTATTCTGTCATCACTTTTATAAATCATACCTATTTTATCCCTACCAAACCCTTGTCTTCCAGCCGCAGAATAACTTGAATTATTCATATAACTATCACCAAGATTTATCCACATCGTTCCCGTTGGTTTTAATACTCTTTTAAGTTCACTCATCAAGGCAATTAACTTGTCAAGAAATTCCTGATAAGTTTTTTCTAATCCCCATTGTCCATCCCAGCCATAATCTCTTAATTGATAGTAAGGCGGTGAAGTAATAACGCAATCAATACTTTCATCAGGAATATTCTTGATGATCTCAAGACTATCACCGTGCAAAATACAATCTATGTTTTCTGGAATGTTCATATTGTTCATTGTTAATTTTTAATTGTTAATTGATCCTAACTCCTATTCCTAATTGAATGCCTACATCGGCTGTTTTACCGTTATAATTTATTCCAACTCCCAAATAAGGGATGAATCTCTTATACCAGAATCCAACCTCTTCTGTCTGGACAATCGTGTTCGTTATTGTCTTTTCCCTTAATCCGAACTTCATATTAAAGTAACTCCGCTTGTCTAATGGAATCGGACTAACGAATTGCACGTGTGCAGTAAGAGATGAATCCTCATAAGTTGTATCGTGTTCAGCCACATAATTGGTTTCATTATGCACAAAAACAGTGTCTCTAAATCTCAAAGTATCTTTTTTAATAATCGTCTTAAACTTTGGAATTATTAAGGTATCGGTTTTATCAATGTAGCGATATTCAATTAAGGTATTCGGTTTAGTGTCTGGACATTCTTTATCGGGTTTCAAACTCCATCCAATAAATCCGCCAATGATTAAACAGATTCCAAGTGCGATTAAATATGATTTACTCATTGCGGTTTGTTCTTATCTACAATGTTAGACCATACGCCTAATCCAATTATTGCGGCAATTGTAAAAGCCCAGTTAATTGGAATATCTTCAACTTTGTTATTAAATAAAGTCGTCTTTACGTAACTAAAAAGAAAAGCTAAGACAACCAAAAAGCCCATCAATCTTTTTGATGAACCTAATCCATTGTCTTCACTCAGGAAACTTTTTAGCCACTCGATTTGAGCTGCAACCCATTTAAACATAACTATCCTTTCTTTAATGCGTTCTTAATTACCTTTATAATTAAACTCTTGGTTAATTTTAATCCCTGCCAAGCCAAGTTTGAAAGTTTTTTATTTATATCCATTTTGTTCTTTAATCTTTTTACTTTAATCTTTAATCTTCAATCGGTGACAAATTGTCACCAACTCAACCCGTTCCAGTTGTCCTGAAAAACCGGACAACTCATTTATATCCGTTTTGTGAGTTCTCAGGTCACATTACCGCTATAACAAAATTTTATGAACAATAACGAAATCTTGGTTTCGTTTTTCTGCCAATTCAAAAGATTGGCAGTAATTTTACCGCTATAACGTTATATAGTTAGCGATAATATTAACTTAATATATTTGACGATATTACTTGCTAACTTCTAAACTCTCCCATTTAACACCAGACTTTTCCATCAATCGTTTTAAATTATGAATTAGAACATCTGTCTTCTTTGCATTATCTTGACTGACCTTTGTCCCGTTCTCTTCAATACTATTTACTTTTACTTGTAACAATTGCACTTCCTTCGCCTCTGCTTTATTTTGTATTTTCTCATCCACACTACCCTTCCATATTCCAAATATCATCACTTGTCCAAGTAAGAAGATTAGAACGGTTGCAATAGCACCCCACTGAATAGCTTTTCTATTCAAAATAACAGCTTCCCCGCTCTCTATGCGGTCTATTGTTTTTTTGTCAGTCATATTATTCTCCAGACAATTATGCACAAACCAATGATGAATAATATCACGGTTTGGTAGAATTTAAGAAAATCGTAATCACCTAAATGAGTTATGGGTAACTTACGATACAGATTTAATCCACTATTAAATAGGAATGGAAATTGTAATCCCATTCCAGCAATCAAAATCAAATAATTCCAATTCATTGTGTAAATAAATGGCAATAAGTAAACTGCTATTAAAAAAGTTCGTTGAGGTATATGCCAATATTGGTCTCTGCCACTTACGTCTCTTATCAGTTTATACGAGTACCAAGTGAATAAGAAAAATGTTAAGTATATGTATGCTACTGTTATCATCGCTATGGTATAACTCCCTTCCCTAAACTATCCATATACCATTCAAATATATTTTTTAATGCTCTTTGTTCTGTCGCTGTAAATGAACCACCACTCCAAGCAATAGCGACCTGACCATTAAAATTTTGATAAGGATTATAATTTCCTGTATAATTGTTATTGCCGCATAATAAAGTGCGATATTGATTAATTGACAAAATAGGGTTCGTAACTGAAGTTGTTTTAACTTTCGTTCCATTTATATAAAATTCTAAATTAGTTGCAGATGTTAAATTTGTAGAGAATAAGCCAACAGTGTCAGCCCCTGTGGATCTGCTATTAGAAACTCCATTAATGGAATAATAGGTAGTAGCCGTTGCTATTTCTAACCATATATCGGGTTTGCTATCTGTGCTAAGATATTTAGTAATATATATCCCCTGAGAAGCATTATTCCACCTTTGAACCGTAGAATCTACAAAGGGCAGTTCACCATTTCTAATGTAATTATTAGCAGTTCCCTTAGAATATCCTTCCCATTGTGTCCATAAAGGATAAGAGGTATTATTACCATATGACCAATCCAACAAATCAAACCTATTTTGTGCTAAATTTTTATTCCCAGCATCGTGTGTTTCATTAGCTATTAAATATAATGTCTTAAATCTTGTGTTAATATTGGTAGTGTGCAAAGAATCGTGTAACATTTGGAATACTGTTTTTAATCTTGTTCTTTGTGCCTCTGAGATAGGAGTAACTAATCGTCCAAAATATAAAGCAGTATCAGAGTCAAACGAATTAAATGTTGGTGTATAAGATGAAGGTAACAAATTATCATTAAGAGTTGCCAAATTACCTGCAACCATATTAGCAACAGCTTCTTCATAAGTTGGCTTAGTTGGTAAAGAAGTAGGAGGTGTTGTCATCCCTGCTCTTAAATCATATATCCTTTTAGCATAATAACTTGTTGGTCTTAATCTTAAATCACCGTGTTTATAATCATAAAAAATTGTGTTCAAGTCGGATGGTTGATAAATCCTAATAAAAATAGAATTTAAATCTTGCCCAGTACTTATTTGCCATCTTGAAAAATCAATTCTTCCTTCGGTTGGATTATATATATTGAACATAACACCATCCGTGTTAGTTGTAATGCCCTCTACACCTCTAACCCCTATAAATACATTGCTATCTGCAATAACATTTAAACTCGTTGGCGTGCTAAGTCCTCCTTTATTAGTTGAATAAGCACTCATTCCGAGTCCAGTATTTACAATTAAACAATTTTTAACTGTGGCTAACATATTATCATATGTGGTGGCATCTACAATAAAATCAAATATTTCAGAATTAGGACTATTCAACTTTTTTATTATCGTTGTATTGTAAACATTCCAATATTTTTGTTTATAATTGGAATAAAAAGACCCGCCATTATTACTATTGGTAGTGTCTAAACTTAAACAGTTTCTCAGTGTTACTGTTGCTGGAAGCTCAGTAGGACTATTATTATAATATAAGTATGCCCCATTATAAATTATAGAATTGCTACCACTATAAATTCTTGCATTGCCCCCTAATAATGAAGCACCATTTGCATAAACTTTGTCTGCTATAACTGAATCTACATCTCCTCCCCAAGACCCAATAGAGCCAAAATGTTGAACGTTATTAACAGTAAGTTTATTATGCCTTTTTGCATAGTCTCCAGAAGTGTGCATAATCATTGGTGTAGCATCAAGAAAAATAGAATTTTTTACTAAGGTGTTTAATCCAGTTGCATCCTCTTTATAAAAAGCAAATTGTGATGATGTAGTAGCAGCTCCCAAAACCAATGATTCTTCTAAAATTCCACTATTAAATACCATACAATGGATTCCACCATTTTGGAATGCTACTCTTTTAACGTGGGTATTTAGACCACCGCTTGCCATACCATATCCTGCCCCAGAAGAAAATAAATATAGATTTTCAAATGTAGTATTATAATAGGTAAAGCTTGACCCAGCAGAAGGATTAATACAATTATCTCTTGTGGTAACTTCATAAAAATATTCACCGTGATTGGGTGCTTGGTTATTAGTTGGATGTATATAAACAATCGAAGGGTTAGCAACCGTATAAAAATAACTTCCAGCAGTAGCTTCGCAATTATCAACACTTGTTGCGAGTGTCATTGGCTTTTTGCTTGTATATGGTTTTAATGCAGTATCCGCTATTGTTACTTCTGTAACTAAAATATTATTATAATCTCTATTAACACTTAAAGAAGTTATACTATGGCTAACCGATTTTTCATAAGTATAGGTTTTACCAGAAGTCAAAGCCCATCCAGTTATAACATCAGTCCCATATATTTTAGCTAAACCATTAACCCCCTTAATCGTAAGATTATTAACAGTAGAAGTTAATTGCTCTCTCCATTTACCATAAGAAAGCAATCCTAACTTTGCAGAACCTTTTGCCGTTACTATTCCATTAAGCAAACTATTAGCTCCACTTAAAGTAAGTTTTGGTGTACGAATTGTAAGTCCATCATAACTATCATTACCTAAGGTAGATGCGTAAACATCAAATTTTTCTGCGTCATCGCCACTCAAAAGCAAAATAAAATTTCTGCTCTGACCAAAAAGACTGAATGTTAATAATAAACTAATGATAAAATATTTTGATAACATAATACTCTCCTATAATTCCACTTGGATTGATATATATCCTTAAATAATTGTTTTTGGGGATTACACCCCCGCCAATAATACTGTTATAAGAAGGATTGACTGCCGAAACTGTTTGTACGGTTGGATAAATAGCAGTACCTCCTGAAGCAATATAATTTCCATAAAATAAATTCATAGTAAAAGATGAATCATAAGTTGTCCCTTGTATCGAATCAATGATTATATCTTTGAACAAAAAATCAAAAGTAATATCTTCTATTTGCTTTGGTCTTACGATACTTAAAACATAAGGAGGATTTTGTGTTCTCAAACTATCCCTTATCATCGCACTAATACTATCCTTCTGTGCCTGAGGTAAAATACTGCCAGTTGGACTCCATCTGTGATTTATTGCATCCCACGTAACCATTTCATCTTGTTTAGTTCCATTATCTAAGCTAACGGTTGTAACCCGTGTACCGCCTGAGGGTAAATTTGTGCCATCAAACGCTGTCTGGACAGGTGATAATATATTTAATTTGCCCTGTTTAATTGTTATGGTATCAGCGCCATAAGCTACAATATCATAAGGATAGCTTGCATTTGTTGTTAAGTCCTGAGTATCGCTAACATTAAGAGTGCATACCATTGTTGTGTAAGGCGTTGCATAGCTTTTACTAAGTGTTTTCTGGATTACTCTTTCGTTATTAGAATTTTTAGCCACAAACAAAAGCGTGTAAGATGTATAATTGCCCGGTGCTTTAAGCTCTAATACCTTTGTTCTTCCCGCAGTTACATAAATATCGTTCTGTGCAAAAGAAATTGCGGCAAATAACAACACAACAGAAATTGATAAAATTAGTTTTTTCATCACATATTACCCTAATTATTTTTTCATTTGAACAATCGGAATAGAAATTTTATTTGGAGCAAAACCATTAAAGAAAAACCACGCTGTGTTTTTTGAGGAAATTTCATTTCCGGCTTTGTCTTTAACTTTAAAAGCCCTCACCATAAAGTTCATTCTATAAGGCAATCTTTTTGTAATCAAAGCAACTTTACTTGTATCATTTATTAAAACGCCATCAACTGCTTTTACAATTCCAACCTTATAAATAGGATAAGTCTTATTCTGTTCATCAGTTATAGAATAATTTGATGCAGTTAAAAGTCCTTCGATATTCATTGGCTCACTAAAACTTAAAACGATTGTTGATGTAGTATCCTGCGCAAAAGAAACAAACGCTAAAATGATAATAAACCAAATGATTAAAATTGCTTCACCAAATTTCATTTACTTTTTCCTTAACCCAACTCCACCAGGTGTTGAAGGTATTGTTCCAACATTACCAACTGCGACACCCATTCCTGAATAATACCCTACAGAATTTTCTGCTACTATTCCAACAGTATATTCAAAACCGTCATTACTTAAATTGATTGTGAAAACAGGCGTTGTTGCTTCGCCAACTTTTAATGTTGTAACATCCGGGCTTAAATAATCCATTCCCTGTATAAGCTTATATGCAGAAGCACTTTTCTTTTCCAGAAAGAAATGATATTTTACAGCACCGGTTACGGGATTAGAATAAATTTCATAATTACTTTTAGGCTGTCCGTTGCATTTTACAACGAACAATAAAAGTATAATTGATACGAGCAATAGGATTCTTTTCATTATGCGACCTCTTTCATTTTTTTTAATTCTTTTCTTCTTTGTTGGATTTGTTTTTTATGACTTTGATAATATTTTCTATTTCTCTGTCTGATTTTATCCTGTCTTAATTCCATCTCTATTGTATATTTGCTTTTAGTTATAATATTTGTCTCAGCATTTGATAGCTCATTTAACTTAATACTTTTTTCGTAAACTGCTTTTGCAATTCCTAAAGCGTGATAAAGAGCTTCATCCAATGGTTTTTCAATAAGATCAGCGTAAACTTTCAATCTAACATTTATATGTTCAGATAGCTTACTCATCTTAAAATTTAGTTCTCACAATTGTTAAAGTTCTTTGTGCGGCTTCTGTTCCGTTGCTTATAATTTTTATATATCTTAAAAGCTGATTAACTTTTGATGGCGGAATACCGCATAGCTTATTTAATGCTACAGTAACGGATAAATCAGATCCATCATATTGCACGACTTTAAAATTTGCAGAAGTTGTATCTGCACTTGTGGATATTGTTACGCTGGTTCCTGTAAATGCAGATGGAAAAACGATTGCGGCAAGCTTCCAATCTTTTAGATCAATTCGTGCAGAGGTAGATGATCCGCTTGCAATTGTTATGGTTTGCTGCAAATTAAATTGTGCATTAGCAGTTAATGTAAAGGCAAAAGTAAAAAGGAATAAAAATCCCAATACTTTTATCTTTGCACTTTTTTCTTTTATCTTCATTTCGTACTCCTTTATTTTTTAATCATAACTAATTACTTTTTCGGAGGTATATTTTATTTTACCGCCTTCACTAATTTCTTTTTTAATAACCTGAAATTGCTTTTCAACAAAATTATTACCTGTTATTTCATTAAAATCATCAGTAGTAACTTTATGGAAATCACCGAGGTTAAGAGCTTCATCTTTAATTTCAAGTTCAAAAGAAAATTTATTTTTTGCATCTTTTAATGAATTGATAAGCTTTGTTGTTAAGCTGGTTATATAGGTAGAATAACCGGTAATGGTAAAATTAGATGGATAATATTGAGCAAAAGAATTAAAGAAACGGCTGTAAATTGTCTTTATTTCCTGAGTTCCATATTCTATAACAGCATCGCTATTTTCAGTAATTGCAAGATTGTTAAAAGAATCCGATTTTTTAATATCCTTTAACGAACTAACATCACCTTGATAAACCGCATCGCCTGAAGAATGAGCTGCCGCAGTTGATCCACGATTACCGCGTGTGCATCCTGCTAATTGATTAAGAGATGTATTTAGTGAATTATAAAGGATGAATTCAGAGCCAATTAAAACTTCGCCCTGCGCAGGTAAATCAGCAACGCTTGTAACACCAATTGTAGTAACAGAGCTATCAATATTGGCGCTTAAAGCACGCTTTGCCGTATGGATTTTAAGATTATAATAAAAATAAATTGTTGTATATCTGGTAGATTCACCCCAATCAATTGAGGTAGAATTTTTTAAAATATTTTCATTATCATTAATAGAAATTTGCGTAGTGATATAAGTTGGTAAAACTGACCAGGTAGAATAAAAAATATTTCTTCTAATATTTACATAACCACTTTCATCCAGCCAAACTTTACATCCAAGCTGATCCACCAATTCCCAAAATAAATCTGATCTTTTAGTATCAGATAGAATAAGAGCAATACAACCCGGTTCACCGCTATAATAATAATTACCTATAATTTCAGCAAACATTGAGTTTATATAAGGAACACCTGCCTCGGTAAGCAATGTTTTCATAATTCCGAATGGATTATCATAATATGCTATTACAAGACTTAATTGCGCACCCCTTTGGTGTGAAGTTGCCAATGTGCCAAAATAACCGCGTGTAACAGAAACAAGAGTGGTACCGCTTAAACTTCCAAAATGAATAATTTCATTATCAATTAAAATATTACCTGAAGAAGGGAAATCGGAAGCTGAAGTAATACTAATGCCTGTTGTTTGTGTGTTGGTAATATCAACAGCTAATTGACCTATTAATTTTGTTGATATGTTTGAAGAATCCAAAAACTTAAAATTATCAATACAATCAATTTTAACCACGCCATTACTAAATTGGATATTATCAATTTTGCCGGCAAATCTTAAAATAAATTCGCTTTCTAAATTACCTTCAAAACCTTCATAAATCCTTAAAGGACGATATTTAAAATTAGGATTACGTGCAAACAATCTTTTGAAATAACTTCCAGGAATTTCAGTCGAAGTATAACCACGCAAGCTCCAATAAGGATCATTATCAATATCGCTTTCTTTATAATCATCATAAAGTTCAACAGTAATTCTGTTCTTTATCGTGATATTATCTTTAATTTCTTGTGGAAGTAATTGATAAGATTTTAAATAAGGGCGGCATCCATAAAAAGGCGGAGTTGTGCCTGCGGTTGTGAATTTATAAATTTTGGTAATTTTATCAAAATTTGCTTTTGGTAAAAAAGTCCAGGGATCTTCATCAACACAGGTTCGATAAGTATTATAACAGTGATCCGATCCGGCGCTTGGATGACAAGGCGCAATTCCATAAGTATTATTACAATAATCTAATTCGATTTCAATCTTTGTTATCTTTTTACGATTTATTTTACCCAGCTCGCTTGCGTAACTCATAATCTTATTCCTTGCAAATCAAACTGAACTGAATCGTAATAGCTTAATAATGATTTGGGTAATTGAAATTGATAATTATCAGCGCATTTAACTAAATAAACTTCTTCATCATCATAATCTAAATCGGGTATATAAATAAATGGTTTGCCTGCTCTTCCATAATAAGGATACCACCAATTTAATAGCCAGGCATCAACCCAAGTACGACTTAAAAAACTAAACTTTAATGAAAAAGTCGTTTCATAACCACGATTAACAACGCCGAGTAAATTACCGGTTTTGCTTTCTGCGCTTTCATTAAGTCCCGTTTGTATAAAATCTGTATGAGGTGAATCAGGTGGAAATGGAAATACCGCTGCCTGACCGAGCAGCATACAGGAAAACTCAGGTATATTGCCCGATGTAGTTACAATTTTAAGTCGCCATTGTTTAGCATTATTAACGGTTGTAAATTTACCTGCAATAGCACCATCTTTTGTTATTGGAAAAACGTAAACTTCTTCCCAATCATTTACAGGACTAACATATTTTTCTAAAGTAACGGTTGCGTCAACGGAATAAAAATTATGTCCAAAAATTGCAACTGTATTGGCAATGCTATTTAAGGAACCATAATCAGCGGTTGTAATATATTTTGTGCCATAAGTGTTAGCGCGCCATTTTGTATAATTCCTGCGATCTAAAATATTATTAACATTATAACCGGTTGCGGTATCGGTAGCCGTTAAAGTTACATTTTCCAGAACATTTTCAAACAAAAATCTTGTATCCATTAGCTAACTCCATCCGATACAGCACGATTTATTGCCGGGACTAATTCCCGTGCAAATCTATTCTGATCTACAATATTACCCTGAACTATAATTGTGTAGTTTACATTTTGTCCGGGATTATAATTACCTGTAGCATTGCTTAAATTAGAAGGATGGGATAAAGCAGAGCCGCCGGAAGAAACCGACCTTGCACCGCCTCCGCCGCTTGCATTTGGCTGTTGTGCTGCAATCATAGCAACCTGAGCCAAGCCCGCAGCTATAACAGTAGCCGCCATTGCAATACCGAAAAAACCACCCTGAGCAAGCGCCTTTGTAGCGCCTTCATAAGTATTCATTACCGCCTGAGCAATGTTAAACCCTTTTTGAATAGCAAACCATTCTTTAGATTTTTGTCCGCTCATTTGATAAAATGCCGATGCAGCGCTACTCATATTACCAAACATTTCAGAAGTTTGTTGGCGCATTTGTTGAGCACGCTCATCATATATATCAAAAAAATTTATTGCATAATTAGCAAGCGGATCGAATGGATTTTCTTCTACCTTAAGCATATCGAAGCCGGGAGTATAATCCGAAATTTGCGATATTGTGGCACCCGCCTTAGTTGCAACTGGCTCTGGATTTCCCCTTGCTTTTGTTTGAACTAACTTTGCATATTCATCAACTAATTGCCGTACGGTACTTAATTGATTTTTTGCTTTCTGATTACTATCATTAAGATAATTATTATAGACGTTCAGCTTTGCATTTATTTGATCAATATCATTTTGCTGTTCAGGATAAGGATTTTGAGCTTTAATTCCGGCAAGTATTGATTCGGTTTGTCTAACTAAGTTTCGAACATCTTCAAGTCCGAATCCCTTTATTTGATCCATTGCTTTAGTGCGGGCAATTTCAATTGCTTCCTTAAAAGCTTCTGCTTGTTTTTTAGCAGCATCTTTATTACCGCGTATAACAGCATCGGAATACATAGTAAAATACCAATCTAACCAATTAGTACTTTTTTCCGCCGCTTCATTCATTTGATTGAAGCCATCAATAACACCAGTAAAAAAATCTAAAATAGTTGGTAATGATTTATATGCCAGTCCGTTGATGGATTCTTTTAAAGTTTTTAATGAATCATTAAATTTTTCTGCTGCCTGCGCTGTTTCGGTATCAAGCTTCAATCCAAGTTTTTCCGCTTCATCAGTAAGATTTTGTAAACCGACCTTACCCTGATTAAGGAAAGGAATTAACTCCATACCTGATCTGCCAAATAATTTAACAGCAAGTGCAGTTTTTTCAGTTCCATCAGTCATTGCCGAAAATTTATCCGCAACCTGTAATAATACCTCTTCAGTTGCTCTTAATTTACCATTCGAATCAGTTGCAGAAATACCAAGCTCACTAAAAGCGATAGCGACATCTTTCCCTTGTCCGTGGGCAACATCAAATAAATTTTGTGATAATTTTTTTAGGGTAGTTCCGAATGTTTCCATTGAGAGATCGGAAATTTCCGCAGCATATCTTAACGTAGAGAGAGATTCGACTGAAACGCCAACCTTTTGAGACATTTTAGAAATTTGATCTGCAGTATCTATGGCTTGCTTAGTAAAATTTGCAAGAACACCAATACCAGTACCAATAGCAGCAAAACTCATAAAACCGGTAAGCGATTTCATTGCGGTTGCGAATGGTCCGCCGATAGTATTACCAAGTCCCGTTAATTCCTGCTTAACACCATTAATGGCAACTATTGCGCCGGTATTTTTGCCATCTATTTCTATTTCGGTTTTATTGGATGCCATTATTTTTTCAAATCTTTTAATTGTTCCTGATCAATTGCAATTTTTAATTCACCGAGGTAATTCCATTCTTCTAAAGTTAAATCGTCAAGTGTAAAATGCACACCTGATTTTTCGAGACCTAAAAGAAATAATGCGTGAGTAAAGCGGGCATCCGGTATATAATTTTGGTTAAACTCTGCCTTTACAAGATTAACGGCATCTTTATTACCACCGAATCTCTGCAAATATTTTTGTTCTTTATCTTCAGTCCACGCATTATTATAATCATTTAATTCACTAATGAATGAGAATTTTTTTTTATATGATAATTCGGTTGCCCGAATAGAACTGCGGCGACTGTAAATAAAAGATCGCTTGCATTTTCTTTAAGATAAATTTTCCAATCAGCAAAGTAATTTTCACTTGATTCACTGCTGCTAATAATTTTATCATCAACAGAAAAAGCGCCATCTTCAAATCCGGTTAAATAATCCAGGACAAAATCCAATTGTTTTTCCTGAGCATTTTTTACATCGCCGCCATCGGTTAATGCTTTTATCATTTCACTATTATATTTTAAACGATCAGTTGTTTTAATCGTTTTATAATAAAAGGTAATCTTAGTGTTGCTAAGATTATCCTGAATTACAATTTCATTTTTATTTGATGCTGATAATTCTCTCATATTATCCTATTATGTAAAAGTTAAAACGATTTCATTATTGCCGGCACTTAATGTTGGATTTATGCTGTAAGCTAAATCATACATCTGTACATTTTCTTTATCCGAATATTTAGGTGGTTCCACAATAGCACCGGTAATGGCTAATGAACAAATATTACCGGCAACACCGCTTGCTGCCGCACTAATATTAAATTGTGTTGAATTGCTAAATAAAGTATAAGGATTGATTGTGGCTAAAGTTTCAGCTTCAAAAAGTACAGATCCTTTACTCTCTCTTTGCGAAACAAAATATCTTGAAACTCCCGTTGCTGCATTAGCATTTAATCTTTTTGCAACATTATTACCAAGATCCAAAGACATTTCCTGGACATATAAATTTGCAACTGAGTTAAGGGTAAAGCTGGCTCCTTTCCAGATTATAGGAGCAATTGTTTCGTGAGTTGCTGTTGGAAAAGTAACTGTACTTGGATGTGCGCTTGAATAAAGTCCTGTAAAAGTCCAATCAATAGTAACAATATCCTCAGATACAAGCTTAATTTGAAAACTACCAACGCAACCAAGTAATTTATGAAGCGTTCCATCGGTGTGGAAGTAAAGAGTAACAGATTCGCCTTCAAAAGTTGAATTTGGTGTATATGTTACACTAACGCCGGATGAAACTGATTCTGTCATATTACAAGCCCGGAATAATGGACTATATCGCGAGCTGCTTCCAGGTGTACCTGATCCTTTAAGCTCTGTTGTAAAAGAAAGTTTTAGAGCATCACCCTGATTAACAGGGGCTAATTTGCCAAAATAACCCAATGGAACATCTCTTGTTTTAGCATTATTAACCACTTCAAAAGTAGGATTACCTTTTGTGATGATTGCATTTGTAGCAGCGGCTGGTGTGGAATCGGTTCCATAAACAGTTTCTATTTTAGCAAGGATTAAATTTTTGTCATTTCTATACATTTTATACTCCTAAATTTTAATTTCAGTTTTAACTTTCCGGCTTATCGGATTCAGGATTATCAGATGATTTTACTTCATCAGAATTGATATCCTTTTTATCTTTTAATTCCTGTCTTTTTTTCATTGCTTCATCATCAAGATTTGGCAATAACACACCATCTCTAACAATAAAAGAACCCGGCATAGGATCAGAAAAGGTTATATTTAATTCCGGTTTTTCCGATAATTGTTTCATTACAAACTCCAGCTATTTTTTCTATAAATTATATCAATGGTTATGGTCCAATCAGAAATAACATTATCAAAAGCATCACGTCCATTGCGGCTTGCATTAACAAATTCAGTATGGAATGCGAGACCGCCCCAGGTTAAATCCTGCCCGATACTTTTGAGAATATCAGATTTCATTTTCCTAACTTCAGCGGCGGAATAACCACGTGCAATTAAATCAATAAGAACAGTTAGGCGGATATCGTGTATAGTATCATTAGCTTTTTCACGTGTGCCATCAAGTGATTCATAATTTACACGAATGTTAATTACTTTTGTTTTGCTTTCCTCAATGGCAGCAACACCGGGAAAATCATCATAAACTTTATCATAAGTATAATTATAATCACTACCAGCGGTAATTGATTCGAGGCGGGTTTTAATCGCCTGAATTATCTGACCATCTATATTATTTGGTAGTGCCATAATTATAATATTGGTTGTTTACTTAAATAAAGAACTGTCTCACCGTTATCATCGGGATCAATTTTAACTACATAATAAGTAACGCCGTTTCTTATTATTTGAGAAGAATAGCTAACGCCAACAATATCGGCGGTATTACAATAAGCAACGGGATCTTTTTTAGTAACAGAAACTTCGCCTAATGAATTTTCACTTGCTTCAAGAAAAAAATTAACATAAATATTTGAGCCGGTAGAACCGGAGGTTAATTTAAACGTAACAGCTTCAGCTAAAGGGCTGGAGCTGTTACGAAAAACAATATTCATATCATCAAATACAGACATTATTTTTTAGATATTTTTTCTGCGATTAGTTCCATTGTTTTACTGAGCTGAGCAAGCGTATTAACGATTGCCTCATTTTGCTCGGTAATTATTTGATGCAAAGATTTTAATTGCGCCTGCTTTTGCGCTTGTTCAACTGTACGTTTATTGCTATCCGGCACCTTTGCGTTTAAATCCCTTGTAGCCAGCCCATATGCAACCGCTTCAACTTTTTCTAAACCGGACTGAGAATAAACTTCGCCGGGTTTAATTCTTCTTACAACAAGTTCACCAGCGGGTTTTGCATTATGTGGTTTAAGCGCTAAAAGTTTTTCTACTTTAGCGGCTTCTTTGGGATCGATTCTTTCAACCATTTCGGTATTCCTTCTATTATTTTAAGAAAGTTGTTAATTAAAAAATTTTATTTATATAATCGGCTGTCTCATAAGTCAAAAATACTGATTTGTCATTCCCACGAAAGTGGGAATCCATTCTGTTTTATAGATTTTGGATTCCCGTTTTCACGGGAATGACACATAAACAATAGCTTCTGAGACAGCCTCACCAATTAAATAAGAACGAGAGAAAATTAGCTTACATCATTAGCACGTGTTAATGCAGCAGGCAGTGCAACCTGAACATCGGCATAAACGAAAATAACGATTGTAATATTACCTGTATTATCCTTGTAAGGATTGACAAGAATATCATACATTGACCAATCGAGCATCCAAACTTTTGAAAAGTCTCCAAATATCATTGTGCTTGCAGGAACCTGATTAGAGATTACTACAGGATAACCGTTTACTTCATTACCTTCCATCAAATAGCCGGGAACACTGGCTGATTTTAATCTGCTCTTCATAATTGCACGAATGGATGGATTAGTAGCGAATTTTAATGCAGCGTTATCAAGATTTGCAATAGCAATATCAGATTCAAATTCAAGAATAGCACTCCAATCCAAATTAGCACCAACTACAGAGCCAAGATTTGATGTATTCAAAATTCCGGTTGGTGCATTTCCACCAGCTCCATTTATAACAGCATAATCATAAGCAAGCTTTGCAACCGCATTAAGATCATCAACCACAATTGATTCGATGTTTGGCTCTGACTGCAAGAAAAGTTTTCTTCCATAGGTCATTGATGCCTTACCTTCTTTAGGCGAGGCAGTTACCTGACCAAGAGTTAAATCAGAATCAACGCTATTAAAGTTTTCAGAACCCCAGGCAAACGAACCAGCAGTTAATTGTATTGGAACATCAAGGTTACCTTTTAATCCAGACATTAATCTGCATCCCAATTGACCCGCAACAAGAGTATTGCGCGGTAAGCCAATAAATTCACCAGCCAAATGATCTGTACCAACCAAATATCCACCAGCAGAAGGTGTACCAACAGCAAGAGTTCTTTTATTTAATTCCTTCATTCTCATTTTATTAACTATTTCAGCAGGAAGCATTAAACCCTTTGCGGTTATGCCTGTTTCATTGTGTGCCTTTGCAATAACAGCATCAACAATTTCTTTTTCCTTGCCAGCTTTGAATTCATCATAAGCACGAACTTTGCCTTGTTTAAATGCAGCTTCTGCTTTAAGCAATCTGGCAAGACTGAAGTTTTCGATTTCGTTTTTAGATAAACCCAATTCGGTAGATGGTTTTTCAACTGGTTTATCTTCGTCATAATTATCGAAAACAAGAGCGCGGAACTGATCAACGGAAGTATTAGAACTAATTGCTTTTTTTAATTCAGCATCAAGGGCTTCTTTGCCACCCTTGTAGGCGTTTGAAAATCGAGATGCAATTGCTTCAAGACCGGCAATTCTATCTCTTTCGGATTTCCTGATTTCATCAGGAGAAGGAACAATAGGTTCACTCATTGTATTACCTCTTTCATTTAGTTTAATGTTTAAATCTTGATTTAAGTCTTTAACTGATTTAATTTCATTTTGTAATTCATCTAATTTTTTTTGCAATTCGGGATCTTCAGAAATTATTTTGCCGTTATTCTGAAGTTCAGCGCGGAATTTAGCGGCTGCATCTGCACCAATTGGCACGAGTGATAATTCTTTTATCTTCCACCAGGTGCGCACAAGTAATGGATAATCATCTTTGAATTGATTTTTATATTCAACGCCGTCTATTGATATAGTAGCATTTTTAGGAACTTCAACTGTTTGCTGTTTATCGGTTAAATAACCGATAGAAACAGAATCAACGTGTCCCTCTTTAATCTTTTGTCTTATTTCCGGCTCCGCTTCACTTACAAGAATTTTTGCAAGCAAGTAAGTGTTTTCAGTTTTCCAATCGAAAGCAGAACCTACAACATCCTCAATATCGGAGCGGTTGTGTGCATTAAGCAATGGCGCTTTATTGTTATCCGGTAATACGGCATATTTCATTGGTAAGATTTCTCTAACAATGCGCCAGTTTTCCCAATCCATAATTAAAGCTGGATCTTCAGTTGTGGCGATAGTTTCTATTCCACTGTTAATCTGTTCATCAGTTTTAGCACGATCCAAAACAGCAGATTGGCGTGAACACATACCGCCAAAATGATTAGGATTTAATTCTTTGCCTTCGAGACCTTTAATTTCTATATTCATTTGAACTCCGTTAATAATTTTGCTTTTCCATTGCCATTGCCGGATGCTGATGTTTGTTCTTTTACAGGTTGCGATGGCGCAACATTGTATTTAGTCATCAGCATATTGTATAAATCAGTTAAACCTTTTTTCTCGAATAAAGTTTTTTCAGAAACTATTTGATCCAATTGTTCTTCCAAATCAATTCCCTGATCAGCGAGAACCTGCTCAAAAGTTTTCTGGAATGATTGAAGTCCGAGTATATTGGATTCCATTTCATCTTTAGGATTAGCATACTGCCAGCGTCTTCCGAACCAATAAGGGCGATTAAATTTATCAAACTTTGCAATAGGCAGATTTAATTGACCGGAAAGGATTGCCATTTCGAGCAAAGAAACAAAAATTTCATTTACACATTGTTCAGCAAACCAACTTTGGTTATCTTTATGTTCATCACGTTCAGATTGCAATGCAGCACGTGAGACAGAATAATTATAGCCCATCCAATCGCCGGTAACAGAAGCATATCCCTGACCAACTCCGGAAGAAATTCCGTGCAGGTTTTTATCAATAAACGGCTCATAAGTAGTTCCTGGAAAATCAGCTTCCATTGATTTAACCTGATAACCTTTAGGCGCCTGAAAAGTTTGTCCTTCTTCAAGTTCAATTAGCTGATTACCGGAAGTATCTTTACTTTGACCAACGCCAGCAAGTGTACCGCCATTAAGTACATTTGGTATTTCTTCAAACACCCAGGGAATATTAGCAACCGAACGAACACGAGTAAGTGCGGCTTCCTCAATTCCATATAACATTTTTAATCTTATTCCAACAGGAGCGAATTGAGTAATGCCGCGTAATTGATGAGCAGTTTCTTTTTTGTAAAGATGAATTATATTTTCAGCAGAAATTCTTTCATAATCACCAGACCAATTAACAGTATTTTCAATATCGGATTTTGGATTATTCTTTTTAAACCAGTAAGCAATTTTTTTCCAGTTTTTGTTTACCTCGATTCCCATTATAATCATATTGCCATTTGGCAAATCTTTTTTAAGACGGAAATCAACCTGATCTGATGTAATTAACTGAGTGGTAAATCCATATTTATTGTATCCTTTGCCTTTAAGCTTAACAATAAAAACTTCGCCATCGGTAAAAACAGTGTTTAATATAGTTCCGAAATATGATCTTGTAGTTTCATCACCTTCGATGCTAATACATTTTTCAACACCATAGCGATACCACATTTCATTTATCATACTATTTGCAACGGGATCGAGAACGAATTTCCATTCATTACCAAACTGCTGCCATTCGCCTGCTTTATTGCGCAGGGTAAAACCATTTTCGCCAAGGATGCCATTGCGGAAATTGCGCACAATATTTTTTGCATAAGGATCATTTTGGAAAAGTTCACGCCCGCGAGCTATCATTGCGGGACCGCCAACAGAGATATCATAATTAAAAGATTTGGCAAAAGAAATCCAGTCAGCTTTAAGCCGATCAACTTTTGCCATATTATATCCGCGCTGATTAATTGAATTAATAACAGATTGCAGATTGCTTAATTTTTCTTCAAGATTTGCAACGCGTATTTTATCTTTTCCAAAAATCATTTTAACAAACCGTTTTTATTGTCTGAATACACCAAAACTGAGTACGTTAGACCATTTTGTATTGGCAGCTTTTAATTTATAAAATGGAGCTTTATGAGTTTTTATGCTAATACTAACAGCGGTTGCAGTTGCAGAAGTTATAGTTGCAAATGTGCCTACGCTTATCCAGTTAACATTATCAAAGCTTTTATATAAAGTAACTGTGGTGGCATATCCTTTACCGCCGGTAAGTGTATTTAATTTATAAGCGCCATATAATGCAGTATCTGTACCTGCAATAGAAAAAGATGGTGAGTATTCTGTTTCCAGTGAATCAACTGATGGATTCCAATAAAAATATTGGCTTGTTGGGTTATAAGTGCTTTTTGAAAATGGGGTTGTTGTTGTTTGTGCAAAGCTGGTTAAGCTAAAAATTGCAACTAAAAACATTATTGCAAAAAAAGATGAAAGTTTCATAGCGTACTCCTTTATAAATAATTATTTAAATGAAATTAAAATTTTATTGCCGGGATCAAGTCCGGCTTCTATTTTTTCCTGAGCTAATTCAGAATCAACTAAACTTTTATAGAAAGCACGTGCTTCAATCATTTCTTTTAACGTTAAATATTGCAATGCTTTTGAAGAGCCGCCGCGTGTTGTAATTGATAATGATAAAACTTCCTGCGAGGCACGTCCTTCAATAGCGGATTCAATTGCTTCGAGAGTTTTTTGAGCGTGAGTTCTAAAATCGTAAGTAGTTGCGGTAATTAAATTTTGTTTAACTGTTACTGTAAATCTATCAATAACTTCTATTGTGCCATCAGTATGCTCAACATAAGACTGTAATATATAAGAGCCTGGAAGCCAATTAGCGGTATTTGCAGATGTTAAAGTAATTTTGAAATCATTGCCGGAGGGTATTGCGGAAAAAGTTTCGCGTGCAGCAGAATTAATAAGAACATATTTAAGAGTCCATCCATCACCGGGAAGAAAAGAAGACAGACTTTCAGTCCACTCTACTTTATCGCCTGCATAAAAAGTTGTTGGTTCGTTCATAAATATGCAATGATAGATTAAAAAAGATGTTAAATTCTATCTGCATTATAATATATGAGGTAAGCTTTAAAAAGGATTTTTAAGAAAAGTGTAAACTTTATTTAATCTTTAAGAAAAATTTAATTTCGTGATCCATAATTGATTTAAATTTTAAGTTGATGAAAGCAATAGTTTTTTTCATCACTTCGGGCTGTCTTAACATTGTGGCGGCTCCCGGTCCAAATTTTCTATTTATTGCGCGTTCAGGATCTTTGGAAGAAGGATTATATTCTCTTATCCAAATGTTTTTAAGCAATCCAGGATTAGTTGCCTTAACAAGATTTTTAATTAAAAAAGTATGCTTATAAATCTTCGGTTTACCCTTTATTACTTCGACTTCCACTCCCTGATTTTTCTGTTTATGTTTGAACTTAAATAAAGACAACCAAGATTCATTGCCAAATATCTCAGCACTTATTTTTATACTATCTAAAGTCTGTCCAATGTGTGCTTCTTTATATCCAGTTATTTGTTCATTCTTGGAATTTTTGCTGGTTAAATATTGAAGTTGAATATTATATCTATTTCGTATTTCTTTACGCGCTTGTGTTAAACCCTGTGCAGCCATTTTATTTGTAGCTGAGATTTGAGCTTTGCGTAAGTTTTTATCAATTGTGCCGAGATAATTGATTGTATTTTTAGTATTCCATTTTACGCTAAACATTTTTACCTCTTGGAAACCAATTTAGGATTTTATCATTAAAATAAAATCTAAGACTTTTAATATTTTCAATTCTATCAAACCGATGTAAATTTTTATAAACAGTTACACGACTTACTTTTTTAATAATACAAATTTCCCGGATGCCAACACCGGGTTTAAATTTACGATAATTATTCCTGTAATAATTCTTATAATAATCTTTATCCATAACAGATACAAGACAGTTTAAAATTTTTGTGAAGATCGCTTAATAAAATCTTCAACATCTTCAATTTGTTCTTTTGTTTGTTCAGATAAAACCTGATCAGGTAAATAATTTATATTATCGCGTTCAAACTTTTCCTCAACTGCTTTAATAATAAACTCAGTACGATCCCGGCAGGCATCTGAGAGATTATCATAAATCAATTCGCTATAAAGCACAGGAAAGTTTAACAATATTTTTTCTTTAATTATCATATATATGATGCATATATATTTGATTCTATCAAATCGAGATTATTTAATAAAATAAAAACATTCTAACCCTTGCGGGTTAGTTGGGAGTTATACGGACAAAACAACTCGCTTATATTCATCACAATAAACTGTGTTTGGTAAAAATCCTGCTTCAATATCTTTTGTCGCTATTATTATTTCTATTTGGTCAAACTTTTTAGTTTTAGTATCATATCTCACCATATCTATAACTCCATCAATCGCTATCGGGAATACTACATATCTACTTTGTATATCCTTCAATTCTTTTACTCTCTTATTTAATAATGGTTTTACTTTTCTAAACTCTTTTTTAATGTGTCTCTCTAATCCAATAGATATTTCTCTCTGCCCGTTGTTTTGCCGTATAACTCCGGCTTCAAACTGACCGCTACTATCGGTTTGTTGTTTTTCGTTGTTCATTATTTCTTTTCCGTTATTCATAGTTCTAAATTCTTGGCGGCAGTTTAAGCCGATAACTGTTAAACCGACAAACGGCTTAGTAAATCAATTTTTAATTGTCTTGTGATTAAGGCGGCAAAGTGTATGTTGTTCTTGAATTTTAAGCTATCCACGTAAAAACATTTATCTTTATCTAAAAAGTAGTT